AATATCTTGAATCGACAAGGTTGGAAGTTTTACAGTCTGATACCCGTGTGGGATACTGTAATATTCGTGCGTCGGACCGACACAGGTTGCTCCAATGGTACTCTTGATTAAGCGAGTATTATAATAGACAAGGGTTCCACCTTGTTGGGTAATTTGATAGGCTCCTTCCGTTAAACTCTCTTTTTTAAAATCAGGAGAGACAACTAAGACCATATCCGCATCCAATAATAGAAGATAATCAGCTTTGCCGGCAGCACGTTGCATAGCGACTGTACGGTTGTATCCAAAGTTCTGAAACGGTTCGGAAAAGACTTCACCAGAAATGCCTTTTGCAGTAAAAAAATCAGTAATAATCTCTTTTGTATTATCGGTACTTCCTGTATCACAAATGCAATAGGTATCCACGATACCAACGACTGATTGTAGAAGGCGTGTAATAATTTTACTTTCGTTTTTCACGATCATGTTAAGACAAAGGGTAACCATCTTAGCTCTTACAAAGAACTAGGATGAATTCTATAAGCCTTTAACGAGAACGATGAGATCTTTTTTTAGAGCGACTTTTTCGAGGTGTGGTGACTGCAGTTGCAGAAGCTACTGGTGGTATATGTCCATCCATACGAGATATACTTGCAAATGCATCGACTGCTTCAGCTGTTACATATGTTTCTATGGCTGGAAGTAAGGCTTCATATTGTGTAATTGCATCTTCAATTGAAATACGTGTAGATTTATCTAATGTAACCATTTTATTGATGATTTCACATATTGGATCCCATACAAATGTTTTCATAGGAGGAATTCCAGTTGTTGAACTAAACGATTTATATGTTGATACTCCTATATACTTCAGATCATATATATATATGATACCAAAAAAATGATGTAATAATTGATATATAGACACTCCCAATGAAAATACATCGGATGCATGAAAGATGTGTTTTCGCCTTTCTACTAGACTAATTGTATCAAAATATGTTTTATTAGTTTGTACATTATCCTCGTACGTTGTCGCAAGATTTATGCCAAATATAAACATAGATGGTAATAAATTATAGAGATCTATAAATCTAGATTTATATGAGCCTTCGTTTATCATCATATGGTTTATATGAGTTTCTGCTTTAACATACAATGGCCAATACACATAAAATGAGTCTTTTGCTATATTCCTTTTATATACATCAGATTCTTCATACTTTGCTAATTCAAAGCATAACCCAAAATCAATATATCGTAGTGTAAATGATGAATCTTCATTTTCTTTTGCAACAATATTCGAAGGTTTAATATCCATATGAATAACTCCCCCATCGTGTAGGACTTTTAATCCTTTTAATAAATTTAAAATTCCTTTAAAAAAAGGAGCATACTGACTAGAATTTAATTTCATGTTTTTAGCTGGGTTTTCATCATCAAAAATAGCTTTCCCACCATTTTTTGAAATGATTAATTTTTTTACTGGTCCAGTTGATCCGTTTAATGTGCATAAATTATATGAATTTGATGGAACAACACTAGGCATATTAAGATCGCATCCTTTTTCTGGATATAATGTATATTGTTGATGTACATCAATTGGAGATAATAGAGCTGTATACTTCATTTCGTTATCATATACATCTTTTTTAAACACTAGTTTTGAAAATTTATCAGCAGATTCTTTAGCTTGATCTTTACATTTTAATGATGGATAAAACCCACATCCATATGCTCCTTTTGCTATAAATGCTCCTCCTCGTTTGCGTCGTGTTTTTGCCATTTCTAATTAGGGAGAAGAAAAAACTCTGTGTTTCTTCTCTCTAAATCCTTATTTAGGGAGTTGTTTCCAAGCATATTCTGCTTTTAAGGCAGAGCTTTGATCCACAAACGGTCCTTGCAATTCTTCTACGACCCAATGTTTGTCGGAACGGGTAGATCGGGCTCCGCCCTTTAATAATCCGTTGTGCTGTCGCAATCGTCGCTCCATGTTGGTGGTCGCACCGATGTAGCTACGACCGGCTTCTCCTCGGAGTTTGTAAACGTACCAAGGCGTGTCGGCCATGTCTCTGCTTGAAGGGACGTAAAAATCATATCTGCAAAGGTATGCAGAAAGGGAAAATCATATCCAAATTCGTAATAAGATTCGCGATCCTTCTTCACATTTCGAATCATGGCAGGAAAGAAGGGAAAATTGATCTGAATGTAGTCAGGACCCTCTTCATCCTCCAGTACGGAAAGGTACAGAAGTTCCATATAGTCCTTTACTTCATACTCCTGTAGCACTCCTTCACTAATATAATTCTCAGTATGATTATTGATCTTCACAGTGTAAGAAGCATGTCCCTTGCGACGAATGGAAATAAAATCATCAGGCTTTCCTGTTTTTTGAAAAAGGATGTCCATACTGTGAATATACACTTCATGTAAGAAGTGTTTAGATCAATATGGTATATTGAATAAAATTGCAAACCATTTTATTCAATATGATATATTGAATAAAATTGCAAACCATTTTATTCAATATGATATATTGAATAAAATTGAATTCTCTTTTTTAAAAGAAAGAAATAACTCTAACACAAATAATATCGAATCAAATGTCTAGTTCTACTGATCTTGCTGCTAGTGCACCTCGTCGTACATTTTCTAAGGCTGTGCCTGAGGCTGCGTCTAATAGCTCTGCCTCAAATTCGTCCTCGTCCTCTACCGGTGCTACACCTGCTTATTTTACGACGGCTTCTCCTGCGTTGATTGCAGCTGCTGAAAAAGCTGTGAAAGATGCCCAGGCTGCCTTCGATGCAGCACAGACTGCACTTACAGCGGCAGAAGGTCCTGCGAAAAAAGCGGCTGGAGCCTTGCGCACCAGTGCATCCAAGGAGTTGAGCGAAGCCAAGAGTATTCTTGCTGCCTTGACAAATAATCCTACAGAGCGTTTTGCAGACTTCCAAACAAAAGGAGGTAACCTTTGCGTATACATGACAGGGTCGATTGGCAGTGGAAAGTATACTCTCGCAACCGGTCTCGCAAAGATCCTCGCATCAATGGGCATACCCGCACTCGTCTTCACTTCGTTTGATGACGGTAAAGATGTAAAGCTTCGCATCCAAGACGCGATGAAAGCTGCTGGCAAACCTACCGTCATCATTGCCGTGTCAGAATCGAATGATTCCACAAAGATGTTTCCCAACGGGATTGTTGCAGATGTGATTGTTCAGCTTGCGCCAGTTGGCTACACGGGTGATGAGAAAGAGCTTGCGTCAACGATCTTAACGCGGTGCGAGGGTGCAACAACGGGTCCTACAATGAAAAAGATCGCAAGTATTAGCGATAAAACTGCCAGTACAGGCATGACCCTTGAGAAGATCGTCTCAAAACAGGTCCGCGAGTCTCTTCGCCGCCCTGACGCCGCCCCTGGTGTTATTGAGATTGACTGTCTTCAAAAGGCAGAAGGTGTTCTGAATACACTTCTTGATGCCCTTTGCATCTCCCATTAGAATTCCTCTTCTGTAGAGAAGACCATTTTTTCTTTATCACGTCCTACCCCCGCTTTGGCATATTCGGCAACTCGTTTCTCAAAGAAATTGGTTTTACCTTCCAGTGAAATACGTTCCATAAAGGGGAAAGGATTGGCGGTTTCATATAATTTTTCATATCCTAACTGGACTAACAATCGATCTGCTACAAACTGAATGTAGGAGGACATCATTTTGGCATTCATGCCAATCAAGGCACACGGCAGTGATTCGGTAATAAATTCTTTTTCAATTATAACTGCTTCTCGCATAATCTTATGTGCTTTCGTCTTCGATAGTTTGTGTTTCAACATACTGTACAAGAGACATGCAAATTGAGTGTGCATTCCTTCATCACGGGAAATAAATTCGTTGGAAGTAGTCAATCCAGGCATAACACCGCGTTCCTTGAGCCAGAAGATGGCACAAAAGGCACCACTGAAGAAGATTCCTTCCACAATGGCAAATGCCATTAAACGGGTTGCAAAATCTGCCTCTTCACTGGAAATCCATTGCATTGCCCATTTTGCCTTTTTTTCGACGCAGGGAATTGTTTCAATGGCATTTAATAATCGACTCTTTTCCATCGTATCCTTGATATAGGTATCAATCAGTAATGAATACATTTCCCCATGAATATTCTCCATAGCAATTTGAAATCCATAGAAGCAACGCGCTTCAGGGACTTGCACTTCTCGCATGAACCGAGTGGCTAGATTTTCATTGACGATTCCGTCAGAGGCAGCAAAGAAGGCAAGGACGTGAGAAATAAAGTGTTTTTCATCCTTGGTAAGTTTCTCCCAATGCGGTCCATCTTTGGACAGATCGACTTCTTCCACATTCCAATCCGAGGCACGTGCCTTTTTGTACATCTCCCAAATGGAAGTATGTTGAATAGGAAAGAGTACAAAGCGTCCAGGATTTTCACGCAATAATTCTTCTTCTGCATCGTAATTTCGTTTACGGCGAACAATTGGTTCTTCAGGATCTGTATGACTTAATACAGTACTAACATTTGCAATTGTGGAACTCGCATCTGGACGTATCTTTGAATCTATAATAGATATATCTGGATCTATTTTTGTAATGATATGATTGATATCCATTTGAGTAGATGATTGCATGATCTATTTAAGAGGGGGACATTTGCCGGGAACGGGATCATTTTTTTCAATCTAAACATATCCCTCTAAGAAGAAGTAAATCATGAGCACACTTCTATTTGTAGGATTTACTGCGGGGATTTACCTAACAAGAGGATCCGTTCCTCAGAATCTTCTTGTACTCGATGGACTTTCTGCTTTCTTTGAATTTATGCTTTCCTATCCATATTATTATTTGGCAATCTATCTCACCCTTGGTGCAGTAGGATCCTATCATTTATTGAAACCTCTTTATACAGAATTCAAAAAGGAGGAAGCAGAGGAGACTGAAGAGGGGGGTGAGGCTGAAGAGGTAGAAGAGGAGGCAGAGGAGACTGAAGAGGCAGAGGAGGCAGAGGAGGTAGAAGAGGAGGAAGAGGAGGAAGAGGCGGAGGAGGAAGAGGCAGAGGAGGCAGAGGAGGCAGAGGAAGCAGAGGAGGAAGAGGAGACTGAAGAGGCAGAGGAGGCAGAGGAGGCGGAAGTAGCGGAAAGGGGAGATGAGACAGAAGAGGATACTTC